AAAGTTAATTGTATCTCTTACAATCTGATAGTTACCAACATACTTGGTGATAGTAGAACCAATTCCGTGATTTTCAAGAGCAGAATTGAGTTGTGCTCTCTTCACCAGTACAATATTAGATCCACCAATACCAACAGTATCAATCTTCATAAACTCATTATTAATTTTAATCACATCGCCTGAGAAGAATGATGAAATACCTGCCATAGTGATGAAGTCAGTACCAGTACTTACTGCGGTGCTGAGACCAGTATTAATTGGTGATTGAATCAATGGGCTTTGAATGTTATTATCCAAAGTCACCAACATTTTGGAATTGAGTTTTTGTGAAGTAAATGCGTGTGTCGTTCCAACTCCAACTGCAGTAATGTCAATAACATTAGGAACGTTTAAGAGAGCATCAGTTGCACTTGCTGCAACTTTAAACTTATTCTCTGCGATCTTAACAACATACAATGTTGATGGAAGTTTGTCAGTTGTACCAAAACCAACAATCGACGTGGTTCCGATACCAATACTCATTGTAGTTCCAGCACCAGTTGGGGTATATGTAATTTTTTCACCATTAGTAAAGAAGTGATTGTTAATTATGAAGAGATTATTGGTAACATCTACCACCGCTGGATTAGATGCATCAAATACCTTGTGGAATACTGAATCTCCTCTATGTTTTAAGTTGAACGAGAACGTAATGTCATTTTCCGTTCCAGTATAGAAACTATCTTCTGATTTAATTCTAGAATTAGTAAAGCTTACAATTCCAGTTGTTCCACCAGTTTCTGTCAGGTTATATTGTAAAACTTTTGTGGTGATGTTGGTATTTGATGGTGGAGTGAGTAACAGTTCAACATCAGGACCAGTCGCAGAGTAACCAACACCAATGGTTCCAATACCAGACCCACCAAAGTTGTTGAAACTTCCATATTCATTAAAGTAGATCTCTGTTCCATCGTGAATCATAGTTACTTGTGTAACTTCATATCTGTTATTTGTGGTATCATTGATTTCAATCAAACAATTTGCTGATTGATATACACTTGACGAAAAACCACTAATACGTGTAGCTTGTGGTGATGTTGTAGATCCGATTGATGTGGTTGTGGTTAAAATTTGAGACAATGCAATGGTTGTACTTCCGATACCAGTTGCTGAAGAGTCAATTGATGTTTGATGAATTCTCATCGTCACACCAACGCCAGCAACAGGAGTAAAGTAAACGCTTGTGATTCCAGCCTTTACATCTGCACCAAAAGTTCCAAGACCAACACTAGGAACACTAGTGGCCGAGATGTTGTCTGCAATAGTTTGACCATACTCCAACAGATAAGCTTCTGTTCCGTCTTGTAAGACAATCAATTCATTGATTTGACTTCTTTGTTCTCCTGTGGTCTCAGTTGTTTCAACAAATAATTTTGTAGTCGTGAATGAGGTTGTACCAAAACCAACCACTTGGAATGGAACAGGTGAAACTGAAGAACTTATTCCAGCAGAACTTGAAATAATTTTGTATCCAGTTCCAATTTCTGTTGATCCAATTCCAGACTTAGTATCAATGAAGGTTTGTTGTGATAAGATTCTGAGAGCGTAGTTATTCGCTTTAAATTTGGCAGGAACAAATCTGAGTAATCCTGTAGCGCCCGAAATTACAAAATCAAAGGTTCCAAGGTCAATTTGTGTCTCAACTCTTCCGAAAGGAACAATGTATGCATTTGACCCATTGTGAACTACGTTGACTTCAATGATTTCTTTTTCACCACTAAATCTTCTATCGAAAATAAGAATGTAAAACTTAGCACTTCTAATTTCGGTGATATCAAAGTTAGAAATCTCTGAATATGTTGTAGATCTTGGTTGATCATTAAACTGAGAACTTACACTATCAATAGAAATCGCTCTGTTTGTTCTAGATTCGATGTAATCTGTAAGAATTCTATTACCAAATTTAATTTCATCGGATGCAAGAACAGAATCGATCAACTTAGAATTTTCGGTAACGAGATCAAAGTCATACTTATTGAAAACTGACTCATTCTCACTTACCATATCAACCAGAGTGGATGTTACCTGTGAAGAAACACCGACTGCTGCGGTTCTACGATTTTTTGCATCAGTAGAAGCAATTGAAACGACTTGAAGATCAGAAAACTTCTTAAATCCTACAACGTGACTAAGTGAACTGACTGGATCTCTCCATTTTTCATATTCAATTGGGCTTTCAAGTGAATATGAGAACACTTGATAATAATCATTATCAGAAATCTTTTGAAGAGACTCACTTGGTTTACCAGTATCTCTTTGCCAACCATTTTTGACTGTTGAATTTGAATCAACTTCGAAGTATGAATCAAATTTAATAACTTCTCTAATTAATGCAATCGACTTAGAAGAAACACCATTGATTCTTTCATCTACTTTGAAAACATCGTTTGATGATATGACTTTAAGATACTTGTTTACTTCATTCCAAGAAACAACAGTTCCAAATTTATCACCAGTGCTTACAATTTCACCAACACTAAATTGATTGGGTTGAATTCTTACATTAAAGACTGGTAAATCTTCAAATGGAACAACTCTTCCAGAGGAAGAACTACCACTGAAAATACCTGGATTTGTTACAGTTGAATCTAACTTATAAGATACCGTTGCATTTCCGCCGCCAGGGTTTGTGTTTACACCAGTAATGGTAAAATATCCATAATCATAATCAGAGGAATTGTATCCACTTCCAGTCGAATCAATACCGATATTCTCTACAAAGATTTTTCTTCCGATGATGAAAGGATATGTTTGATTCGTAAACGTTCCTTCTAATGTAAGAGTAACGATGTTTGTTGCATTAACATAAGAAACGTTGGATACTTTTACTCCGTTTGAATTATTTGTGGTTATTACTCTTGGATTTGTATCATACAAATCATTCGTATTTCTAAGAATTTCTACTTTAGATACAGACGTGCCTTGCAGTTCTACATCAGTAATAACATTCTGATTGACTAATCCAGTAACTCTATCAATAACAACGACCTTTGGAGGTTCAACGTAATTCTTACCACCAGAAGTAATGCCAATATTTGAAATAGTTGACAGTCTATCAAGTTTAAGAATCTGTGGAAGTTGTACCGATGGTTGGAGAGTTCTATCTACTGGATAATCAAAACCAATGTTCTTAATCGTATAGTTTCTCAGAATACCAATATTGTCACTGACTAACTTAACAATTCCACCAACACCCTCTGTAGAGGCAATTGCAGTGACTACAGGAATCGTATCATATCCCTTTCCTTTTGAGATAATTTGTACTTTGTCAATTGGGCCAGATACTTGTTTGGCAATAGTAGAATATTTTAACGTTGTAGCTTCATTTACAGTGTAACTATCTTTTTCTGGTTCAATTGGAAGATTGAATGAGAATGTTGTACTACCAATTCCAGTTATATTAAATGTACCATTGTATGCACTATCAAAGACATTTAGACTAGAATAGTTGATGACATCCGTATCGATGACTGGTGTTTTCTTATCTTCAGAGATAACATCCAAATTGACTGGTGTTAACTTATAGAAAAGTTGTTGAGGAGTATTGTCTGTTAAGAGTAAGTCAACGCTTGCAGTTGTAGTTACTCCGACAGTTCCAACACCAACAACCTGGAATCCATTATCCTCAATATTGGAATAATAAGGTTTGATAAATGTCTGATCACGATAAATGTTGAAGTCGAATGAAGAAGTTCTCTTTCCAAGAACTGTTTGACCAAGAGAAGAATCTGATACTGCAAATCCAACTCGATAACCACGAATTAATTGCAGTTTTGGATTGATGAGACCAATTTCGTGACTAGAACCAGTCGATGTAATTCCAATAATTTCAGGAATAAACTTAGTTGCTTTGTAATATGTTTCTGCTAACTTAAATGAATCCTTATCTTTTCTGACAACAAAGTATGTTTGATTGTTGACAAGAGGAACAGCTGGATTGGTCGAAGTATATAAAATCTTATCACCAGTTTCATACTTATGGTTACTAATCGTAATCAATGACAAATCAGTATTAATACCTGCAGATCCAAAAGATCTTGGGCTGATAAGTGTTCTCTTCGAAGTCTCATTATACTTGACATAATATGTCGTACTGATACCAGGAGTCAGGCTGACTTGAATTCTGTCTTTTTGTAACAACCCGTGAGGTTCTTTACAAACAATGGTTCCAACAACCTTTTCAATAAATCCAGTTACTTCTAATTTTCTTGGTTCAAAACTATGAACCTTACCAGAACCATATCCAGTAAAGAATAAACGATATGCAGTAGATGCAATACCAACCACAGATCCTGTAGATCCAATGGCCACTGGATTTGTAGAAATACCTAAGAAGTCTTTACCAGCATTAATTGCATAAACAACGGAATTATTCGATAAAGTAAATGTGGAAATACCATTGTATACTTGAATTGAAGTATCGTCTCCATTTGAATACAACAGTTCTTGGCCAGTTACAAATCCGTGATCAGGAAGATATGCAGTTTGAGTTGGAATAAATCTAGAGGTACTTCCTCCACCAACAACTTTATACGAATATGTAATAGTAGATCCAATACCCACACCAGCTGTAGAACCTAAAGCTAAGGTTTCTGATGGATTGAAATAGTAAGGTACGTTTCTGTTTGTTATGAAGTTTGTACTAATGCCAATATTGAATTGAATAACTCTATTCAGAACAGTAATCAGAGATGTTCCAGAATGATCGGTTCCAATTACACCATCATATTCTCTCTTTACTCGAATCTTATTGTTTAACGTGTCGATATTCAGAACAAGCATTTGTTCTGTAGAGATACCAATAATATCATTAGGTTCAATGTTTAATCTTGTTAGGTTGCCACTAACAGAAAGATTGGTTACAATGCCAGTTGCACCTGTGGTTCCAATTCCAGTATTGAGAATCAGGAATGAAGTGTTAAAACCAATTCTATGTCTTCCACCAATTCTCTTCAGTGCATCAGTAGACAATCCAGAGACGTTGATAATATCACCAACGGCTAAACCGTGAGGTTGTGTAGCAAATCCAGTTACATTACCATTTCTATTGTTGTAATCAAATACAACATTATCTACTCTTACAATTGTTGATGCAATCGATACAATCTCTTTTCCTACCACACTAGAGACTTTTGCATCAAACCCAGTTCCACTACCACTTTGTTTTGTAAGTAACTTATCGTTTACTTTATAATCAGAACCAGGATTTTCAATCAAGTAAGATCTAATGTCACCAGGAGACGAATAATCAACTACACTCTCTTGGTCAACTAACTTTGTGCTGTCATAGATTCCATCATAAGTCGCACCAGCAAATCCTAATTTGTAAGGATAGGTGTTTCTTCTAAGAGTTGTAGCGTTTAAATCCGCATCTTGATTATTAGTTTCTACAAAGTTGTAATCATCAGGTTTTGCTGTAAACTTATCACCAATCAAATATGGGAACTGTGGAGCTCGATAGTTCTTAAAGGTTCCACTAGTTTGATTTGAGTTTGGATCAATAGTTGCAAAGTATGCATACGTACCAGTTGGATAATCTGGAGTAATGCAAAAACGACCATTGTTTCGATCAAGATCACCGTTTGCATTATACTCATAATCCTCAATGAAGAATCCGAGAGGGAAAAGATCAATCGGTGGGCCATCTGTTCTGGACGTTTTTAACGTATATCCAGATCTCATAATTCTTGATAATCCACCATCCTTTCTATCGTATCCATATGGGCCGTAAATTGGATTTCCATCATACGCCCAACCAATAATAGGTGAGTGTTTTCCAGATACTTGTTCTGAGTTATTAACCAATGTCAGATCATTCTGTGCATAATCAAAAGTTCCATCACTATTTTTCTGTTTGAGGATTCTTCTTAATTGTCTTGGAGCATAAAACGAAGTAAATTTGATTCCATTATCATTGTCACCTCTTGTCAAGAATCCATCATCTTCGGTGATAATATCTTCGTGTCTCTTAACATCATTAATATTCCAACTAGTAATCTTAGGTAAGAACTTAACACCAGAACCAGGAATATTTTCAGATACAACCACACTCGACGTTGTATATCCAACACCACCGTTTAAAACGGTTATCTTCGAAACTTGACCGTTACTGATTGATGCAATAACTTTTGCACCTACACCATCTCCAAAAATGGTGAGATCTGGAGGGGAACTATATTCTGTGCCAGGTTTTGTGACAATAACAGATTGAATCTTTCCACCATTAACAATCGCTTTGTATTCTGAAGATGATCCAGAAGAAACTCTAACCGTTGGTCGGATTGCAAAGTTGAAAATTGTAGAAGATCCGTAACCAATACCAGACTTCTCTACATTGATCGACGTAATACTTCCTCTTACAACTAGGTTTACTACAGCGTGGTAGTTTTCTGGTGATGCAGTATTAATGCCAATCGTGCCTTTTACATTTACTGTAATAGGTGGATAGTTAAAGATATGATCTCCAGAACCGAGAGATGTTAATCCAACATATTGTTGAGTTAAGTAATTTGCATTAGACAGAGTGGTTCCAATACCAGCCGCAGCTAATCTAAATCTGTCATTATCAACTCTTAACACATAATAGTCTTGAGTTGTTTGTAATCCTCCAATGGGAATACCAGAGTTTGTGTATCGAACGACTTCCCCATCACCAAAACCGTGATTTTGATATTCAATGTAATCTGAATATGTATTGATACCAGTTGAAGGAATTAATCGTCTCTTGTTTTCATATCCTTCACCTGGATTTTCAATAACAATTTGACCAATAACTTTTTTCTTTTCTAAACTTTCAAATCTTTGAATACCATCTGCAAAAGCTGTGATGTTGATCAGATTACTTTTTGTTAAAGCACTATCTCTATCATTTGCCAACTTAATTGTTGATGAGTCAATTCTTGCAACGTAATAAACTTCGTTATTAATCAGATTTTGATCAGGTGTTGTTTGAATACCTACAACAGTAGAATTACTGGCAATACCGATCGCTCCAGTTCCCGTAAATGCTTTGTAGATTACGGGTTCACCATCTCTAAACTTGTGATACGTTGTGAAACCAATTGTATTATCTGTGATATTAATTCTACCACCAGTAGCAGATGCATCAAAATCAATGAAGTGATCAACCTGTTTAAGAATCGCTTGTGCAGTGGCGTTTTTACCGTTTCCTCCAGTGATCTCAATAACGGGAGTATCTACATAATCAAATCCTGGATCTACGATGTCCATTCTTGTGAATGAACCTCTTAAATTGGCAGTTGCACTTGCTCCCAATCCAATAGTGCTTTCAATGATAACTTTGGGTGGAGTGATTACGTCATAATTTGATCCACCAGAAAGAACGTCAACCTTATCAATACCACCAAAGAATACAACATCACCAGATTTGTAATTTAAGATTTCAGTACCGTTTACCAGAACACCTGTTGTACCTGGAATAGTCTCGTGTTCTCGACCATCAAATAAAGGATTGAGTGAGATTCTCTTAAGTAACTTTTGATGTTCTAATTTCTTGTTAGCAAGATCTGGAACAGAAATCTTAAAGGTTCCACTACCAGTAGCATCTACAAAAGTTCCATTTAAAAGATCAGGCAAGGAGTTTGCAAGTTTAATTTCGTTTGAGTTTTCTCTACTTACAAAATAATTTTTTCCATTGATCAAACTACCCAATGATCCAGTAGAAACAATAACATTGAATCTAACGACCTCACCAGAGAAAAATCCGTGATCCTTGGCACCAGAGGTAACCTGAATGGTTGTTCCAACTGTTGTTCCGGACCATTCGATTGAACGATCAGGGGCACTGATTGGTTGTTGCCCTAAACTTGGAATTGAAGGAGAAGCTACATAAACGTGTGGGTGTGGTGGTTTTGCTTCAGGATTATTGCTTTCGTGATCGTAAGTGTTTTGAACGTCTGTTGTATATTTTGTAATATTGTCGTGTACGGTGCTATTACCTCTGTTCAGTTTTCTTCTGATAAACTCTACATCCAGTGGATCGATACCAGGAAGATCACTTAAAACAAATGTAGAACTACTGATAATATTTGTAATACGACCCGTTCCTAAAACATTTGAGTCACCATCAAGAACCTCTATGAAATCTTGTTCAAAGAAGTCGTGTGGAGACGTTGTAGTGACGTTATAAACACCAGTGGTTGATGTTTGTTCAAATACAATTGGAGCGTGTGTTACTACAACATTATGCATCCAAGAACTGAACTTTACATCTTCAACACTTTTCTTAATTCCAAGACTACCGACTTTAATGGTATCACCTTTATTAAAGTAAATGGTATCATTTGGAATTCTAAATCTTGACAGAACACCAGTGATTAAAACTTCGATCTTTCGATCAAGAGAAGCTGCTGTGTATCCATATGCAACATTTCCATATCTGATTTCATCAGATACCGAATATGATTTGGGAATAGTTGAAATGCCTAAGAATTGATTCAGTGTTTTGTCGTTGTAGGTTACGATTCCGACAATGTTGTCTTTGTTAACTAAATGTAACGTGCCACTAGTTGGGAATCCAACTGTGGAATCAACTGTAATTACGGTTGCACCAACTGATACGTTATCCGTTAATCTGGTTCTTCCTGGAATAATGAAATCACCGAAGATCGAATCTTTTGAAATACTTACTTGATAATAGTGTTCTCCACCATATACGAAATCTTTTACATCAGAAATAGCGCCAGAAGCGCCTACAATGTTAACATCGTTCTCATCTTTATCTTGGAACAATGTTGAACCTTTTAATGCTCTAGGATCTCCAGAGATTGACTTAACTACAAAGTCCTGTGTGATGCTATAATCAGCATCAGACGGTTTAAAAAGAAACTGTGATGGTTTGAGTACGTTAACGTTTTGATTATATAAAACTTTGAAGAGAATTTTATATGATTCTTCCGTACCTTTGGTTTTAAAGAAATCTTTAACCTGACGAATGAATTGAACTTGATTTACATCACCATAAAGAGATCTGTTCTGAAATCCATTTGCAAAGGTTGATTTCAGATTGTTGAAAAATTCTTGTAAGAAGAGATTCGAAAGATTATAAACCTTTGTACCGCCAGTATGAGCGGCACCAACGGTTGATGAAAAAGAAAGTAAATCTGGTCTGGTGCTTCTCTCTAATGCATCAACACCACTGAATCCACGAACACAACCACTGAAATAAGTGGATCCAATACCCGTGTAGGTGACGATTTCATCATCAATTTTTAACAAACCATATTTTTCTGGCCAACCACGAGTATTATCAACATAAATTGTGGTTGAATATGACTGAGTATCCGTTGAAAGACCCGTGTAGACCGTAGTAGCCGATCCAACGTAAGTTTGTAACTTGGTATATTGATCAATGTTTTCTCCAATGTCAACCGTTCCACCCTGGTATTCTTGTGAAACATAATATTGTTTCATAAATTCCACAAAAAGTGGATTGTCAGCTTGAACAAACTCTGGTAATTGATTCTCAATTACCTGACTGATTTTGACTCTTTGGATGGAGGTGTCAATCATTTATATTTTCCGATATTAGTAAGTGTAACCTGCTACAGTATTAATTGAAGATTGAATTGAACCAGCAGAAGATGCAACTTTGGTAATTGCACTTGAAGTGATTGGTGAGTTCGATTTTCTGACATAAGTCGGAACATTATAACTTGACTCTCTAACAAATCTAGAACCAGATGTGTTTTCTCCAGAAGCAATGATGTCTTGGATCATTGTAACTGTTGTGTTTGTCATATCAAGTCGAATGTACAAATCACGAAGCCCAATCACATCATTGGAATGAGGTACAGCTTGGACTTCAATCACGTTGTTTGATATATCAGTAGAAAGAATATTTACAGTATCTATAATGATTTCACCAACGTCATATTTGACGGTTCCTGCGTTCCGTTTGATAACGTTTGGAGTGCCTCCATCGGTGTATGTAAACAAGAACATACGACCATTGTTTGCATCAATCACTTCATCCGCCATATAAACCGTGTCATTAATGCCTACAATCTTGAATCCAGTGGAAATGACGTTGTAGGATGATTGTGCAACGTGAAACTCATTTCCAAAACAAAGTTCATATTGTGCAAAGACACCAATCGATGTATTCAGATTTCTTCTCATTATGACTCTAGTGATGTTCGATGTAATCGACTCATTTACACCATCAATCAACGTTTGAGCCTTACTATACTTGAAACGACCTCCAAACTTGTTAATATCGATAGAATTTGAATATTGACTTAATGCATTTGATACAAGTGTTTTGAGATTATTTGGATCATCACTAAAGTTTGTGTCATAATACACAAAAGAGTTCAATTCGACGTACAAATACTTCAGATCGATAAATTCTGGTACAATACCCGCTACAGAATAACTTTTAAGTTTCTGAATCAGATCTCTCTTCGTAAAATCTGATAAAAAGTCACCATTTCTGGGTTTTGCAGAAATAAACACTTTTCCAAATTGTGGTGGATTCAATTCTTCTCCACCATATGCACTTACAGACTCAATATTTGGATAAATGTACGCCAGAACCGCTTCATAGTCCGATGCAGTCACTGCACGATACTGTGAAGAGTAAATTCTGGGAGCATAATACTTTACAGATGCAATTGATTCAATATTATCTCCATCTCTCGCTGGTTGATTCGTCGTAATTAACGAAACATTCGTAGAATCGATGACTCCACCGTCTTGATTCACCAATTGACCCACAAAACTAAATTCTGCAGCTCCATTTCCGTCTTTTCCACTGGTTGTAACGTATGTTACAGTTACATAATTCTCATTTGCAAGTTTTTTACCAATAATTCCATCACCAAACAACACTTCATACCGTTCATCTTCGATTTCTTGTAACAAATATGCATTTGTTGTTGAAGTGATGCCAATGATGTTGTCAATTTGTTTATAAGTTACTGATGTTGATGCATTTTGATTAACTTTTACCTTTACATTAACGGTTGATGTGTCAATAAATGGGTTTGGAAGAATATATCTCTGATTATACTGTGCAGTGTTGACGGTAAAGTTCTGTCGAATGAAAGAACCTTCGTAAATTTCAATATCATCGAATCTGGCGATACCGTCAACGACGTTAACTGTGATATCTTCAGGTAAAGAGAAGATGTAACTGGTGTTTGCTGCAATTCCGTTACAAACAATACCTGCTTTGAGTGTTAATGTAACAACATCATTGATGTCTGTTACCAAAAACGAAATTCTTGCTCTAGCCGATCGACGGGAACGAGGAACATATCCAATGTTACGTGCTAATGAAACGACGTTTTCTCTTAATGTAGCGGAATCGAGAAAACTTTCGTTCGCCGCCATATTTGTATTGTAGGCGGTGATGTAAGTATTGTATGCCAGAGCATCAATAATGATCGAAAGGTTTGAACCTTCAAAATCATAGTCAGTAAAGTTTGAATTCGCCCTCAGATAATCTCTGATAGACGTTTTGATTTGATCAAAATCTAAGTTAACGTACTGACCGAAAGCCATTATACTCTAGCTGGGAAAAGAAGAACGTCTACTGACTGAGTAGGAACAGGAAGACCAATGATATCGTATTGAATTGTCACGTACATATCGTGACCATCACTGTCAATTGTGACAGTTGCATCCAAATTGTTCACTCTTGGTTCAAAATTACGTATCGCTGTTAAAATTTGTTCACGAATACCGATTGATTGCAATGAAGTATTCAACTCAAAAAGAGAATCACCAATATTACTACCAAAAAGAGGTTCAAATGGTTTCTCTCCAAGAACAGTGAGAACAATGTTTTGAACAGAACGTTTGATGGCATCCTCATTTTTGATCGTGAGAAGGTCATTCGTCACTGGATGACGTTTAAATGATAAGTTAATGTCTCTAAACGCTCTCGAAACGGATGCCACTGATACGTGTTTGGTCTAACCTTTTTATATTTAGTCAGTATTCAGAGCACTTGACGACCATAAGTGGGTTCAGTGCCATACTCCCAGTCATCATAATCCTCATCGTTACGAATTTTTTCGTGCAATTCGTTGGCTGAGTCAAATTTTTTAGTTTTTTTCAACATTTCATCGTGCATCACCTCTTGAAGAAGGTGATTTGAGTCATAATTTGTAATTAAGTGAGTGGTTCCCCACATCTCACGCATCATTTTTCGATTAAAATCCGATTGTTGACCCATTTTTTGCTCCTGATTTTTAGAAATCAGAACTTTTTACGGGGTTGCTATCCCGTTCTTCTGATGTTTGCCAAAAATATTCATCGGTATCACCCAATCTACCCCATCTAATTCCATTCTCAACTTGAAAAACCCGAGTGGAGACTTTAAAATCGGGAGTTTTGGGATGTTCTGGAGTGATCGAGAGATCATACACTCTCATACGATTGTTTGGATACAACACAAATTGACCATTTTCAAGCTGAATGCAGTTATGAGACTTGTGTTCATCAGGTATTTCACTGACATTGGTATCTATGGTGTCAGGATCAGCGTGAAAATTATCCAGAGTGAAACAATATTGACCTTTCATTGTGCCAAAGTTTCGAGTACGAACTTCAAAGTCCATTGTGGAGATGTGTTGTTTCACGACACACCGAACGCCATAGTCCATACAATTCCAAAATTGTAGATTCGGTAAATCTAAATCAGGATCTGGTGTTTGTGGTGAAGCGAGAAAAGCGCTGATCGGTAACTTATCATACAAAGCACCATACTCTGGTAAATAGGTCTCAAAATAAAAAGCGCGCCCAGGTATGGACTTTGCCGATACCCAGACGCCTTCTACAAATTCACCAAATCCATCTTGAAGATCCCGAAGGTATTCTTTACGAACCCAGACCTTTAAAGGTGGAAGATTGATGATTAACTGACTCATCGCCCTTGCCCACGATAACGCTTCTTACGACCATTACGAGACGTTGCACTCAACAAGGTATGAACCGAACGCCCTTGCCGAGTCTTCTTCGGTGGCCCTGGTTGAAACACCACCTTGTTCATCGAACCTTTTGGTTTTGCCATCAGACTTCCTCCACTTCAATAACTTCAACTTCATCAGGATCAACCGAGCCCGGACGACCTTCATCAAACAACTGATTCATAATTTGAAACGCTTCAAACTTCCCTTCTTCACTTAAAGGGCTCTGTGAGAGTTCCCGCCCTTCATAAAAGAGCCGATAATACTTCTTCTTTTTCATCAGATAATCCTCGTCTTCTCGTGACCAACTCTGATACGTGGATCACACCACGTTACGATGCCTTCTTCTTTTGCATCCAGACAGAAACTCACATCCTCACCACACATATCTTGGATTCGCCCTGAGTCAAATCGTTGCATCTTTGGTGCGAACCAAGGATACTCCAAACGTTCAAAGACTCCCTTCTTAATCAGAACCCATCCAAAACCCGTGTAGTCAACTGTGAAAGGCTTATTCCGACGTGTGATGGACTCAACGGTTTCGTGATTCATCACACCACCATTCTTCTCAAAGTCTTCTTCATCCAACCAATGAGCTACAGAAGTTGTGTGCCCATCTTCCGTTGCATACCAACCACAAGCAATCTCCTTCTCTTCACCTTCTGCTGGAAGTGCAAGATCCATCAACTGCCAAAACTTATTGGTATCAAAAACAATGTCAGAATCAATCCACAGTTGATAATCATACTGTAACTTACCATCCCAAGGAATCTGTTTTGGGCCACGAAGAACATTTGCACCCAGACACTTACAACGTGCAAAGTTTACCATTGAAGAATAGTCTTGAGAAATCTGAATACTCAGACCATTCTGTACCAGATCAAAACAGAGTTGTACAAAATTCTTCAGAAAAATGTAAGAACATCCTCGACCAGGAAGGCAGAACACAATGCTCTTTCCTTTGCATCGTTCCTTGATCGCATCGTAATCCCAATCTTCAACTTGTTCAGTTTCTTTTGCAATAACCTTAAATCCTTTCGCCATAAAATTGATTGTTCAACAACAACATCATACTTCAATATTTAGTTTTTGTCTATAGACCTCCATTGTTCGGTATTCTGAATGTCAGAGGGTCATAGTTACTTCTGCGCCCAATTCGAGTGCGTGGTGATTCTTTTAAACTTGCAGTGACATAATTCGTTGCAAGAATAAACATAATGATCCTGGCCAGAGTTTTCATACCGGAAAAAAATTTTTGATGAGAATGATATAAAGAGCGCGATTTTGGTTCGTTGTAGGTTAGGGTTGTTAGCGTTTTTATATTCGGGGGGTTATACGGGGAAGGGGTTTATGATACGCGCCCCGCGCTACCCATAAGCCCCATCAAAACACTGCTCAAACGGGGAGCTAATCAGCCCCCCATCACGAACATCACCGACCGTCCCACACTGCTACAGCCCATCCATCACGTATCGCTGCTCTGATATCATAATCATCAGCCTCAAAGAGATCATCAAAATCACTGTCATATTCTACCACAGAATCATAAGAACTGTCGAGCCCTTGCATCATTTTGTCTGCATAATCAGCCATTGTGTTTCTCCAAGAAATGTGTTAGAATGTGTGTGAGATCTTATACACCAAAGAACTGTACGTGCCCCTGTTCGATCTCATCCAGAAGCCGCAGAATGTCATTACCAGTCTCTCCATA